CCCGCATAGAAGCTTTATCTTCCTCATCAGCAATTTCATCATATACTCCCTGCGTTACATCTGCAGCAATGAAGTCCAGTTCCGGAAAAGCGTACAGATCTTTTACAAGATCCAGTTTACCANAAANAACATCTTCCGGNGCTTTGTAATCATGGTANCGNTTANNNACTGCATTATTAATTANTTGATCNTACTTTCCTTCTAGNTTTAGGGCGGTAAGTTCTTCAACAAGTTCTTTGTTGGTGGATTTTGAAATTCTCATGGTTGTAAGTTGTTAGTTTGTTTATTATAAATTATAAGATTGTTTNTAAGCTTTAATTACTGTTTTGGTATCAAACCAAGGAACTCCGGGTATAATATCTACCATAAGACCTTCAGGAAGTCTTAAAGTAAAAACTATATCGGTCAGCATTCCTGCTTTAAACTCTTGGGTTATAATTTCTAAGGGCTGGGGAACTGCAGGAGGTTCAAATATGAACTCTTCTACTACTTCTATTCTTTCTGCTTTCATTGTGGGGAGGTTGAAAAATAAATTCAAAAAAAATAAAGGCGAGCCTGCTTTAAAGATTTAAAACAAAGCCCGCCTACTATACAACCACGTATACCTATTCTTTTGCGCTCAACACTTCAACAGCCTGCAGACGTTGGAAGATCTTGTATAAATCTTCTTTGGTCATGATTGCATATTCACCTTGGGAGATAAACTTGCTGTTGGACTTCTTGGTTTTCTTGTGGAGGATTATATTAACGATTGGCCCTGCCTGTGGCATTCCCGGGAGCAATTCCCAATACTTAGGGACATCTTTGGTATTCTTTGCCTGAAACTGATAGCCTGGCGTATAACAGAAATCTATGCCCTTGTCATCTGTGCGCTTGCTTTCACTCCTGGAGGTACAGCACTCATGGAATTTAGCTGGCCAAACATTTTTTAGTTCAATGACTATTTGGCGCTCAAATCCATGCCCCGCAGAGCGGTTGCGTTTGCCCATAGATTTTTTAACAGGCTTTTCAAGGTTGGGTGATTGGGGTAAAGGGGTTAATTTTTTAGTTTTCATGGGGAGGTAAGTTGTTAAGCTTACCAAACTTAAGAGATAAAATCTTAAAATAAAAAAAGGTCCGGAACTTTACTCCGGACCTCCCTCCCTCTTAATTTACAATGACTACAAAAAAGATTGACTTAACTTCCTTATGCAGTTATGACTGTAACAAAGATAAAGGGTAAAATGTTTAAATAAAAATCTTTACACGACGTAAGAGAAACTATTGTCATTATTATACTTGACGCACTGCTTATTGTCAATGTAAAGCTTACCGGCTTCTGAGTAGTCCCTAAAATTTCTAAAGGTAGCCCCCAGAATACCGATGAAGTAGACATTGCCGTCATACTCTGTAATGGTGTCCTGCATGTCCGTGATTACCACGCTAGGCCTGCCGGTTTTACGCACCTGCTGGATAACCGTATTAATATTGGTCCCTCCACAGGTGTTCATAGTGGCAATGGCCAGGGATTCTTTCAGGGGCTCATGTACCCACCCTTCAAACGGATACACATCCTCTACATACCCCAGAGACTTTAATTTTAAACAAGTAATCTTGGCCATGTCCAGTCCAGAAATGTTAGACTTGGTACCGCCCTGGTAAACCCTGTCATCCATGGATCCGGAGATATCTACATACACATCAAACTTCATGTGGTATTTCCTGGAATGCGTAACAATATCATCTAAGTGTACACGCTTTAACTGGGGAATAACATTTTCCAGACCTAGCAAATCATCTATCTCATCTGCTTCCAGCATTTCCTCTTCTATCTCCTTGTATTTGCTGGAGAAATAAGTTTTAGAAAGCTTTAAAGTAGTTTTAACAAAGTTATTGATCAGGTCTGATTTTAATGAAATGTGTTTAAGAGCTTCTGTGTAATCCATGAACTCGTTAATTTCACCAAAGTTTAAACTTCCCAGGTCTTTTCCTGCTTCTAATCCACCGGAGTTTTCAGCAGTTTCTTCGCTCTTCTCTATTTCTTGCTCTGCTTTTTCTCTGGCCTGGTCCATGGCCTGATCTAGTTTATTCTGGCCAGATTCACTGCCTGCCATGCTCTGCAGCATTTTCTGTATTCCGGATTGGCCATTACCATCACCTTCTTCCCCATCACCATCCTGAGGACCTTCCGGATTTTGCTGATGATATAAAACCAGTAGCTGCTTGGCAATTTCTGTGGTGAGTACATAACTATTAAAATTGTTGCTTTCAGTTACTGTTTTAAAATAATAATCACTGGCTTTACTGACCAGAAAATCAAACAACCATTTATTGCTCTCATCCACATTACCCATCTTAATACCTTCAGTAGGGGTGTAATTGATATTAAAAGTGTCATAGAACAAATACTTTGGAAATACCTTCTCTATTTCATTTTCAAAATCCTCCCCGGTTAGGTTACAGTAAGGCTGCATGTTGGTAGCATTCACAAACTCTTTAAGATCTGTCATCAACAGTCCGTGCAAATCCTCTTTATCCCATTTGGATAGTTTAGGGTTAATAAGTTCGCGTTCTGCAACCTGGAAGAGATCATCCATGTCAAAGTCTGCGGCACTTTCCCCCCTATGAGCAGCATCCCAGGAGTTATCCCGGGATGCTGTATTTTTATTAAATTTCATAAGTTACTTTAAATTAAGCAATGATTAATACTTAGTACTTAGCGGTAACCTTGTTCCACCCTACAGAATCTGTAGAGTTATTCAAGGCACTGGCAATGTTCTCATTAGCCTTGCTGTAAACCGGATTTTCTTCTAGCGCTTTGTTAAGCTCATGAGCAAGTTCCTGAAGTTCGTTCTTGGAGACTTCCGGATTTATGCTAGCGGCTTTTGCGGAGCGTTTAACATCATCAATTTGGGAGACAATTTGATCGTACTGTGATAAAGTCTTGATCAGGTCTATTTTATTTCTGATGTCAGAGATTTCTTTAACCTCTATCTGGGTGGCAAGTTTCTTGGCCACTTCCGGGTTTACCAGAAGTTCTGCAGTTTTGATCATACCTTTTTTCACAGGCACATCAAAAGTATACGCCACCGAAGCAATAATCCGGGGAACATAAGACAAAGTCCTGTCTGAAAGATGATCATAGGTAAGTTCTACAAACTTCCTGAGCAACTCTTTAGGTAAGTAGTTATTGATAAAGTCCTTTATTTCAACCTCATCCGGAATATTAATGGTTACCGGAGCTTTGCTGGACATGGTGTAATACTGCACCATTTGGGATTTAGTCAATCGGCTAACCTTGTGCTTAATAACAAACCTGTCCCAGAAAGGATTTCCTTCTTCTTCCTTAGGGATAACGTTGCAGCTTGCGCAGAACAATTCCCAGTTACAGATTACTTTCTTTTCCCCGTTAAACAGTACCCGCTCATTCATAATACCGAGCATACTGTTTCTGAAACCAGAGTTGGCTTTATCCACTTCATTGATCAAAACCATGGTGGCATCTGCAGCCGGAGTAAGTACTGTGTACTCAGGTGCATGAGGATCCAGCAATTTTTTCATGTTTACCCGGCCCTTGATTTCTGCAGAGCGTGTGCCTTCATCTGTTTCCAGAATGTAAGTATTGGCCAGCGCTGTTTTGCTGTCACCTCCGGATTTGGCTAGGGAATAGTCAAGCAAACACTTGGTTTTTCCCACACCTGCAGGTCCTACAAGCAGTACAGGAAGTTGGGTAGCTTCTCCTACGGCTAAGATCCTGAAAGTTTCTGTTCTGCCCAGTAGGTTTGTGTCAATTTTGATTGTCTTCATAAATTAAAAGGAATTAATGGTTGTAAGTTGTTAAATAAAATTTAGTAATAAGGTTTAAAAAACTGTTTAAATAAACTACCAGTACTTGTTGCCCAAGAGCTTCTCTGAAAGTTTATACATGCACTGTTTAAGTTCAGTGATCTTTAAAGATTCCTGTGCAGGAGAAATCTTTGAAAGTAATTCCTGGTACTCTTTCAAATACGCAAGAATGCCCTCAATTTCAGTAAAGCTGCACGGAAGAACTTCACTGCCGTCATCTAATTTAAAGTTATCCCAGGCTTCATCTACGGCTTCTGTGATGATCTCCTGTACTTTTTTATTAAGGTCAGCAATGTCCTCTTCAGTTAAGAATACCTCGCCCTTTGCTGTTTTATTAAAGGGATTCTTGAAGGTTTCCTCCAGGAGTGATTGTAAAGGATCTGTTAAATCAATGTTTTCAAATTCTGCTTTTATGTCCTCTTTCATAATTGTGGGGGTAAAATTTAAGTCTCTAATAAATCTAAAAAAGCGTCAAATTTTATATCAGCTTCCTGTAATAATCTTAATATTTCCTGTTTTGTTTTATCTGGGCCATAGACTTTAATATAATCTGCAGGATCTTTAATTTTTAACACCGGGTCTGGTGTTAAACACAATCCTGGGTAATTATACCTGGCTCTAGCCCGCTCCCCAGCATCATCTGGGTCAAAAAGTGTTACTATTTGATCGTACTCTGCCTCTAAAGTATCCAGTATAAACTGTGGAATAGGGTTGTTCTCTGCTTTTGGGGAGATTGCCTCAAACCCTAACCTGGTCAACACCATCACATCTTTAGTGGACTTGGTAATAATCAGTAATTTATTTTTTCGATTTGGGTTAGTTAATAATTGATATAAGCCTTCAACATAGGTTGGTGGATAGTTATTTATAAACTTATGCTCTGGATCAAAGGGTTGGTAGATTTTTAAATATTTCCCTATTCTATAGGAAAATGCTACTCCAGCAGCTTTGCTAAGTGATTTAAACAAATCATCAATTTTGATATACCATACCTGTTTAACGTTATACCTCTGAAGAATTTCCGGAGTAATGTAATAACTTAGCCAGTAAGCTAAACCTTCCGGTGTAAAATCATCATAGCATACAGCATCTATGTTGGAAGGATCTTTTGTTAAAGGTTTTAATGCCTCCAGCGGATGTCCCTCTACTTTGTACTTACTCTCCCACCCCAGCTCAAAATCCTGATTAATTTTCACAACGGCATCCTGGAAACTCTCCAGGCCAAACAAGATCTTGACCAGATCAAAAATATCTCCTCCCTTACCTCCTAGTCCGTGATCATACCAGTACAATCTTCCATGCCGGTTGTAAAATATACGAAAGCTGGGTAAGACATCTGTTTTCTTGGTTCTAATAGGAGATAAAATAACCTGGTTGATTTCTATAACTGCATCAAGATAAAAACAGTACAGTGTATATTCGTCAACCAGGTTAAGTATGCTGGACTTGTCAACGACCTTGTTATAGATGTTCTCTAACAAGTCCATCAGGTGACTTAGTTAGCAACTGGCACACCAAACAGATCTTCCACTGCCTTTAACTCTTCCGCCTGGGCTGTAGCACTTTCCGTTGTTACCGGAGTACCATCCGCCAGGTTGGTTCCTGAAGGCTGACCATCTGGATCTCCCTTGCGGTAACCAAGTTCATACTTACTAAAAGCAAGTTTGCTTTGTGCTTTAGGGATTGCCATAAGCTCGGCAAAAGGGGCGAATGAAGGGATGTTTGCAAAATGCTTGGCCTTGGAAGCCCTGGTAAATTTCCACCGGGTTAGGGGAGAAGTAGGACCAACATGGGGGGCAATCATTGTAATAAACTGGGAGATATAGTTATCATAAACTTTATTCACCAAAGCTTCATTGTCTGCGAAAGCTCTGGTAAGATCTCCTTCATCAGTAACAGTAATACCACTCAGGGCATTCCACTGAATTTGATCTTGGCGCAGAAACAACATCAAAATATGGGTAAGCTTTGCCCTCAGGGTTTTAAGCTTGTTAACCACATCTTTGGACTTTTCCTCCACTGTATGAAGTTCTGCATTTACAGTCACAGGCCAAATCATCATTCCATTTTCATTGTCCAGATTGGTGTCTGTATTAGCATTCAAATCTGCCATTAAACCACCACCAGAAACAGCTCCCGGGAGTTGCTCCTTCATGTGAATTACCAGTGTGCCTTTGTCATTTTTCTCCGCTCCAAGGATTTGGATGTTTTCCCGGATTCCTACTTGAATTGCCATAAGTTGTTGTTAAAATTAAATGGTTAAAATAAACTACAGTTTAAAAAATAGTTAGTGGGGTGCTGATTATTTACCAAACAGAGCTTCAGCAAACTCTTCCCCTGATTGGGCAGCGCTAACATGGTTAGTTTCCTGTGCAAATGCTTTTGCAGGCCTTACTTCAGGATATACTTCAGCTTTAACTGCAGGTTTGGGAGACTGGGCTACAATTCCTGCAGGGTGTTGAATAAAAGGAACTATATCCAGTGCAAATACCTGGATGGACTCCCGGCGCTCATAGGTAATCTGGCCTTTCTTACTGCCTTTTATAAACTCTTTGGGCAATAAATAAATACCATTGCTGGAAGCCTGAATGGGAGCTTTGTCCATGATTTTAAGATCTACCCACGTGCGGCCATTGTCAAACAAGGTTTCCCCTTCCTCACAATAAACAGCCTCCAGCATTTTGATTAACTGTTCTCCAGAAGTATTTTTCTGTGCTGCAACAGAACTTTTAGGACTGCCATCGGCATCATATTTTGTCCTGGAAAACAGATCCACCTTTGCCATGTTCTTGCTCACTTTTGCAATACAGACAATGGTAGGCTTGCTGTGATCATACTGGAGCCACTCTTTGCTCAGAAATACATCATACCCGTAAGCAGGGGTAGTAGAATCTTTGGGCGCGTATTCAAGCTGGTCTTTTGCTATTAAAGCCTCTGAAGGGTAAATAGCACCATCAGCAAACAAACGGAAATCAGCTCCTTGAGCCGGTTGCAGATCTGCTTTAATGGAACTGATGGGTTTGTCAACCTCTTTCAACTCCATTGTTGCCAGAAAATCAAATTCAATCTTCTTCATTGTAAATTAAGTTAAGTTGTTAAGTTATTGATTAATTAAAAAAAATTAAGTTTAAGGGGTAACTGGATCCGGTGCTGGTATTGGGGCCGGAACTGCAGTTGTAGGTTCAGCAACCTTTGTAACAGGACGTTTCTTAGACCTGTATTCTTTAATTCTGTCAATGATCTGGATTAGGTCATTATCTACAAAATCATCTGCAAAACAACCCATTGGTGTTTTAGCCAGGAACACCCCATCATTGTGTGTTTGGAATTTATATTCCAGCTTGTTATTGGTCTTAAACACCCGAGAATGAAAAGCATACGTAAAGTAACTGGGTATCTTTACTGAGTTATCCAGCAACTTGCCTGCTGTAAGCATACCCACCTGNCCATTNTCTTTNANNTCTGTNTGNCCAATAATAATGATAGTAAGGTCTGGTCTGAATTTTTCAAAGTCTTTGATGACAATGGAAAACACATCAGCGCCAAACTCATTCCACTTACCCCAGTCCTCACGTTTGATGAAAGAATTGTTCATCATACGTGCATTCATATAATGGGTGATGTCTTCAATCACCACATACTTAACGTGAGTTCCTTTAGCATTTATTTGATCCAGATACTTCTTTACAGAAGCAAAATCAGAAGTCTGGATAAAGTTTTTACCTGCAACATAATCTTCCATTGCACCTTCCCAGGGAAAGTCTTTTGCATTAGGAGAAATAATAAAGGTTTCCTGTGGAGGCAGGTTTCTGAGACTGGTACTTTTACCAGTTCCCATATCCCCAAGTATTAATATTGGTAATGCCACGATTTATAAAATTTAAGGTTGAAAATAAATTAAGGATTAATCAAAGCTTCAGGAGTAGTTAATGTATCTAGTAAATGATATAAGTCCACTAAACTTAATACAATTCTATCTTGTCTTGTTCCGTTCATTTTTTGTAGGCACAAATAAAAATCTGACTTTTCTGTTAAATTGATAGGTAAATACCTAAGAGGAAATTCAGCGTCAGGATGCCCTTCTGTGGTTATAAAAAATACAAGCCCTTCAGGTTCCTCCCATTTTACACCTGTAATAGCAGCAAATTCAGTTCTATCAGATATAAAACATTCATCATTCACATGTATAACAATGGATTGATCCGGATGTAAAAACACTCGTTCAGTGATTAACCGTATAGCTTCCTGCAATAAAATGCAGTATTGCTTTTTTAGATTTTCAATAGGTTTTTTGTCTATCATATATTTAAGGTTGTTTAGTTAAAATTTAATTTCAAGGTAAAGAAATAACCCCATTTGCAGGAGGTACAGTTACAGTTGGCTTGGGTATCTGATAATCTTTATATTCTACCAACCCTGCCTGGAACATATTTGCAGAAGGTAATTCCGTTAACCTGCCAACATCCCCCCGGAAATACATAGCCTGAGAGTAATACTCCTGACCGTCCCGGTTTTTCATAATATGAATACTGCGAAAGCTATTAGGCATTTGCGTGATATCATACCCTAAGTACTCTTCAATATTGTACTTAATAGGATTAAACACACCAAGAGCCACGTTGCAATCCTGGCCAATGTTACCAGTGTCTTTAAAGTCTTCAAGCGTTGGGGAGAGTTCATTTTTATCAAATTTTCTTCGTTCAATATTGGTAATACCTTTGTTAAACTGACAGATAGGGATAGGGGTGTAGTTAAACAAATTCCTCCACCCTATCATGTATTCTGAAAGCTTGTCAATGTTTTGCTTGGTATCATAACCTCTTTCACGCTTGGCCAGTGCTACGTGGTCTATAATGATGGGTACATATTTGCTAGGATCTTTAGCCTCATAGCTTTCAATCCTTTCTGCTTCTATTCCATCAGCGCCCGCATATTTCTCTTTATGTAAAGTGCCATTGGCCTGAGCATACTTAAAGATATCTTTGTTGATCCCGGTAGGGTTTTCCAAGTCCTGAACAAAATGGATTTTGTCAAATAGTTTATCCATTTCTTGATCTACGCTTACTACCTTCTCATAAACTTCATCAGAGATCCTGTTTTTACCTTTGGACAGGATATAAGAACTGTCAACGTTTAAGCCAAACATTTGATTTAACAGGTAAGCGGTCCACTTGGCCCGTTTGGCAATCAAACTTACTTCAAAAGAATAATAATGCCAGTCTACATTAATGGGCAGATGGTTTAAGAGTAAATAGAAATACGGAGACAATACAAAATTTGCATCCGTAAATGTTGTTTTCCCAGCCCCTGGCAGGCCACCTATTGCATAATAGGTAGCCCGCTGGGTATTGTTTAGGATAGTATTAAACTTATCAAAGCAATTGGGAAGACCTTCATTTAATCCAAGACGGCCATCATTCACATGATCCAGGAAAGTTCTTTTAGCCATGTTGTTTTTTATAAAGTTCTTTCATGGATTGAATGCATACTTGTCCCCGCACTTGTACCTGTTGTTACTTTCTGCGTTTGCACAGCAATAATATAAGCCTCAAGCTGGCTTGTGCCATCCTTCTCAATAAAATAATCAGAGCTGATCATATATTGAAAATTAGATTGCCGGAGCTTCTTAATATATTGTTGAGTAGCCGCTAAAATTTCCTCATCAGTGTACTTGGGATATTTACGCAGGAAAGTGGTAAGCTTTTTCCGGATTGCACCAGGACCTTGTTTAATCAGTCGGTTACCGGACATGATCTTGGCAGGCCATAAAGACAGGTAATCTTTTACCAGTTTTTCAATTCTTTCCCGGTGAGCTTTTTGGTTGAAAACGTTAGGGGTTGACTTGCCAAGTAAATCATAAGCATCAGGAGATAACTGGATAATACCAGTTTCAGAATCTTCCAAAAGGGTGTTGGATTGCAGTAGCAAGGCTAAGTAGCCTGCTTTTTCTGTGGGTAGCATAAGTAAGTTGTTAAGTAAGTCTTGTCGTTAAAAGGGAAAGCTAAGGTAGATAAACTACCCTAGCTTGTCAATAATAAAGATGCAATTATCTTCTGGCAGAGGAGATTTAGAAAGCAACCAAGGGGGACTAATAACTTTTAGATGCCCCAACTTTTTTGCCATTTTTAACACCGATTTTTTTTCGTGTAAATAGCGATTGCCTACAATAATGTATTTATTTACTTTCCTGTAGATCTCAACTTCATCAATCCCACGGCCAGATTTAGTCATCTCTTTTTCTACGGTCCAGCAGCCTATTACTGTATCTGGTTTGTAATTATCCACAGCATCCTCAGCTTCCATTTTAATAATTTTGGAGGGGTATTTGATAGGGTGTTGGCCCAGATTTTTGTAAAACTCTTTTACCCACGGCTCTTCCTGGAGCTTGCTGTCTGTAGCTATAACTCCCGGGAGATGTTCACTGATGTGGCCTCCACCTGCGGCAATCTCAATAGTTCTTGGTGGATGGATCTCCCCCTTTAAAAAATCAATTAACTCTTGTGTCGGAAACTGATATACGCCATGTTTCCAGGCAAAATTTAAAATTTCCTCCTGTGTAAACTGATTGTAAAAACTTGCCGGATGGCACCGCATAATAGGAGGTTCAGGATCATTAATATCCTGTACCTGAAAGAGCAGGTTTTCAATTTCCTGCATCCGTTCAGGTGCTGTACGCGTAAGCACGGTTTTGTTGTTGTTGTCCCCAGTATCAATAATAAGCATGATTGAAGTTAGTTAGTGGTTTAGGTTAAAAGAATTGCTAAGATTAAAAAACACCAGGGCGAACAAAGTAAAATTATTCCCCATTGCACATGGTTGTAAGCAAGTGTGAGCTTGGTTACAACTCTTTCCTCCAACTTCCGCACCAGGGTAGGGATAATATCCCACATACCGTAGAATTGCATAAGTGTAGGGTTAAGTTAAACATGAAAGATTAAAAAATATTCACAAGGCCTTTGTTTAGTAATTGGTTAAAACTTACGTAATCAATTTTAGATTTATCAAAACTGGCCAGGGCTCCATTAACCCATTTTTCATCCTGGGTACCAGTAGCCTTTAAAACAAAAATGGTGGCTTTCTTATTTGGATCACTGGATTTTCTAGCTGCCCGGCCTATTTTTTGAATAGTGCTTAAATCCTGTTCTTCACATTGTACAATTACTGCACAATCAAGATCTGGAATGTTAACTCCGGCAGCAATAGATTTAACTGCTGAAAGCTGCATGATCTTGTCTTCACAAAAGTCTTTGTAATCATCAATTGAAACCTTGCTATGATAACGGTGTTTACATACAGCGTTTGCCTGCTGGATACTGGCGCAAAAGAACAAGGTTTTCTTATCTGGATAAAAGTTAGCCAGGTGAGATTGTAGCCACTGGGCAATTTTAAGCTTGCTGGGCAAGTTATAGATATAATGCAATCGCTGCAACATCCCAAATTTACCATTGCCCTGTATAAAGCTACGCTTCATATTCTTGGTCTTCTGGTTATAACCTTCCTGTTCGGTAACAAAGAAGTAAGCACCTTTCCTGCCCGCCTGGATTATTTTATGAGTATTGTCCAGGGGAAACTCAATAATAATAATGCGGTAATCAGCTACCAGGTTATCTACTACTCCTTGGTCTAAGGCATAACTGATTGTATTCTTCTTGTCTATACCTAATTTAGCATATAAGTGTTTCTTGGACTTAGGCATGGTAGCTGTTAATACGATCAACTTACTCCCGGGAGCAAGCAAAGCCTGGAGCTTGGGCAGGTTAGCTTCGGTTAGCCACTGTCCTTCATCAATAATGATATTCCTGGGCTTTGATCTATCTTGTTTATGCAGACTCTGGTAACAATAAATATTAACAAAAGGAAATAAGTGGGATTTACCCCACTTAATAAATTCATCCTCCCAGTTTGTAATTAGCACTTTACTGGGTACAATAATATCCCAGTATTGATCTTCATCCGGAGCCTGGTTACCTATAGTATCTTTTAAGAGATCTATGGCAACCTTGGATTTTCCGGTACCCGTTCCGGCGTTTAAGAAGATTCTTCCATTGAATTTCTTAAACGCCTGGGTAACCTTATCAAATAGTGCTGTGCGGGCCTTCTGTTCCTGGGTCAGTTCTGTTGTTTGTGCTGTTGTTATTTCTGTACTCATTTTCTTTTTCTTTTGCTTTTTGTTTATAGTCTTGGTATTCCTGGCTATACTCAGGATCTCCTTCAGCATTAAAAGTAACTCCCTGTTCTTCCAGCAAGCTGGCAATACCAATAGCTTTGTGGATGTCTTGAAAACTTTCTTCAACAGCCTCCCTGGCTACTTGCATTTTAATCGAAGGCATTTGCCGGAGCATTTCTTTTAAGAATAACTTTTCAAGAAAACCGTTAGACATCTTATAAGTGATATCTGAAATCATAAAACCTGCGGCAGCCATGTACTCAAAACCCAGCTCTTTATCTGCTGCGGAAGAATGGTGTAACTTCTGGTGAAGACGTTCAGCAATCTTTCCAAACTCTGAGTTGCTTAAAGGCACATTTAAATGAAAGAAATCCCAGACAGGATCCCCTTCCGGATATCCAGCAGCAGCTATGATAGCAGCTTCCCGGAGACGGTTTACACCAATACTTACATGCTCTTTACCTTGGGTTTGCTCTATTTGGCTTGTAGTGGAAGCAGTTAAGTGGGCCAAGAGGATTTCTTTACGTTTAGCCAACCTTTCTGCATAATCATCATACTTTAAGCTGTACTCAGCCGCTACTTTAAATAGCTCCATGGTTAAAGTGCCTGCACTAAGCGTAGTTTTCAGCAAGCTTATGCCGGGATTTTTAGATTTTGTATTTGCGTTTGTATTCATAGTTATAAGGGGTTATAAGTTGTTAATTGTTAATAAAAACTATCAAAATTATTTTATTACTTAGGCTTATACCAACAGTATTTAACGTGAGCATCTGCTGACATAGTAATTCCTCCGGAAAGGTATTTATTGGCTACCCTGGTCATAATTAGTTTTACTTTAGCGGGAAACCAATTTCCTATACTTTTATGAAATCTCACTACCAGTTCATCATGTACCTGCATAAGCATGGCAGCATCAATTTTGTATAAATCAATATAACGCTGCAAAGTTACCATGGCTTCACAAATCATATCACTCTGGGTACCTTGGATCCGGGTATTGCGGGCACTACCTATTACATCTGCCCGGTCCATGTATTCTAACTCCCGGTCAAACTTGTTTGCTTCCAGCACAGCAGGAAACCACCTTCTGGAGTTAGTTCTGGTATTGTGAATTACATAACCATTTTTCAGCGCAAAGGCTACTGCATTTTCCACCATTTTAATGGTGTCCGGGATCTCCTCTACAATCGTCTGAATGGCAATAGCCCCTTCTTTTTCATTTACATTAAGCGTTTCTCCTGCTTTGGCAGCCATCAATCCATATACAGTACCAAAAAGCATGGGTTTGTAATCCTGTCTTTTACTTCTGTTCTGCTCCTGAGAAATAGTATCTGCTTCTGTCCAGGGTTTGTTCCGGAAGTCATAGATGGCTTTCCAGCCTTTGTTGGCAAAGTAGCTGTGCATATCCCCAGCCTGGCTTATACTAAGTAGTTTCAGGTCCTGTGCAAGGGAACACATGGTCACCAATTCTGCTCCTGTTAGGTCAGAAGATATAATGTCATAATCCTCTTCAGCCTTAAAACATTGGCGTAATTCCTGTTTTCCCGGGATTTGCTGAGAGTTAAATGTGGGAGGTGTGCTGTCTGCATCTCCGGAAGCAAGTCTTCCTGTGGCCACTGTACCCTGTTTGTAGCTTGTGTGGTATCTGCCTGTAACAGGGTGCTTGTATTTCTCCAGGAAAGAGTGCCCAAAAGTGCTCACATGTTTTACCTGATCCATATACTTGTCATACTGCTGAATAATAAACTTCAGCGGGTGGCTCAGGTTACCCAGTAGCCAGCGCTCCCGGGCAGCCCTTGACATAGAAGGCTTGTATTTACGGGTTTTCTTGTCNTTGGCNGTGGGCATNGGCATACAGCCCAANCTNTCCANNAAAGCAATAACCTGNGCAGAGGAAGTCCAGGAGATGAATTTCTGGNTTTCAAGNTCAAGNTTCTCNTNCATGTANTTAANCAGATCCNCTTTCTTTTTTTCAAGGCTAAGCTGAGCAGTTTGGTAAGCTTTTAAATGGGTTTTATTTTTTTGTTCATACTGTTCCAGTAAAAGTTCTGTTTTAGCCACCCCTTGCTCCGCTTTCTCCAGCATTTGATCCAGTTGCTGGATTCTATCCCAGACCGGTTTGTTAAGCTGTAGGAAATCTTTCCCGGGAAATGTTTCTGTAAGCCAAGAGTTAAGCTTAGCTTCAATATCCCGCATTTCCTGCTCTGCCACATCTGCCAGGTATTTGAATTTCTCTTCATCCAACACCATCCCCTGGCGTTCCATTTTAACCAAGGTTTTAATTAAGGGAAAATGTATTTGCCGGATATAAAAACCTAACCCGTAATAATCAATGATCTTGTCCTGCTTTTCCTTTAGTTGTAATAACAATAAAGTATCATCTTGGTTATAAAGAACATGATAATGCTTGTGCTTGTATAGAGGATCTAAGAATTCTGCCCGTACATCTTTATTCATTTTAGCAGGAATTCCCCGGCGTGCCAGTACATCTACAATATTGTGAAATACATCTGCGCCCATAAGGATCTTCTGCTCTGCCAGCATGGTACAATGTACTCTTGGGAACTCTATCCCGTGATGCATAAACCAGTGCTCTTCAAACTTTGCATTGTG